TATTCGGAATCTCAGATGGAGTATCGCTCTGTAGTTCCTCTGTTACTGACTGTTCCTCCATCTCAGGTGGAGTATTGGTGTCAGTCTCCTCTGAATACTCCATTTCAGATGGAGTGTCGTCTAGCTCTTCCCTAATCTTAGACGGGCGGGTATCATGTAGAGATACTTCAAGCTCTACTGGGATGAACCATAGGTCCAACATCCTGCCACGCTTCTTTGCGATGAAATACTTCATCACCTCTTCATGCTTGTTCAGCCACTTTGATACTGTCTTGAAGTTAATCTGAGCATAGTGTGCTAGATTCTCCTGGCTGTTCTTTACCTTGCCAGTCTTGTTGTCTGCGCTCATAACACAGATTACAAGGAATGCCTTCTGTGAAGCTGTTAGCTCCGGGTCATTCTTGATGGTTCTCAGTGTTTCCATCATGTCGTACTTGTTATTCATAATATTTTGGTTTATCCTCTCGTATTAAAAGCAAAAGACCCCAACCAGCGAGTTGCCAGTTGGGGTCTAGAGCCGTCTGAGAGGACTTCCAAAAGTTATGTACTCAGTATAGCACGATAGACCAGCCAGCAGCAACGCTTCTTGCTGTCTTTCTATTTATATCTTACATCACTTCTGCAAATGTGTCAAGTCGGAAGATGCAAATACTCCACCTGAAGTGGACTACATTTCAAGGTGGAGTATTTGGTTAATCCATCAAGAGGACACAAGATGGAAACTTAAATGATGAAGTATCGTCCATACCTAATGACATAGCGGGCGGCTCTTCTTGCTGCTGAAGCTCCAGCTCTACCTTCTGCTGCCGATAGACCTCTAGAGCCAGCACGTCTTTCCGCTGAAGAAAGCCCTCTGGACTCTGCCTCACCGTACCTTGACCTTGAGCGACCATTTCTATCATAGCCCATTCGGGAGCTTCCTGAGAATCTTCCTCGCCAGTAGCCTTCGCCACCACCAAGAGAGATTCTACCGCCTCCCATAGCCTCACCAAGACCAGCATCTAGGGCATTTCCGAATCCCTTGACACTTGCGCGAGAGAATCTAGCACCAGTGTAATTCCTAGACCTTGCTGAAAATCCCCGGCTTTGTGAAAGAGTGCCCAGAAACTTGTCAATATAGTCAAGAATCTGAAGGACTTGGTCTTCTGAATGACCGTAATCATCACCAAAAAGCGAATATCCCAGAGAGATATTGAAGGCATATCCGATGGATAGCTGACCCGTAATTGCAGTAATTGCGGCGGCGGACAAAGACATATTAGCCTTTGCACCCCATCTATTCAAATACTCCTCATACGAGTCAGTCATTCCAATCTCTTGGTAGGCGGAGAACCATTCGGACCTGAAGCTATCAAAGATAGCCTTCTGTCCCTCGTTTGTGCAAGAGCCATACTGGGTTTCCCAGGTTTTCTGTGCCAGCATCACCCTGTTTTGGGCATTGATGCGTAGCATGTCAATGATTCCCTGGCGTTCCCTCCTTTGCGCCTCTGCGAGAGAGGCTTGAAGTTGGCTAAACTTACCAGGGCCATTGCCATTGTTACCGATTCCTGCTTCTCCGTCAGCCATTTTACACCTTCACTCCCCAGTATCGGACACCAACACGGTATCCAAACTGATTTGTAATTGGTTCACGTTCTGTAATCTGATATTCCTGACCGAAATCAAAGCCGGGTACTGGAAGAATAAGCTGTCCATCTCTATCCTTGATATTACGGAATCTACCCTGAAGCTGAAGTGTCTCCGTGGAAGGGACATGCAAGAAAACACGTCCCGTTCCATCGTTAACAACCTTAGCTCGGATAGTTCTGTCGTAGGTCCAGGTGAGATTTGGATTATTTACTGTTCCCGTATCTGTCCAAGACCAGTAATCAACTGAAAATGGATACTGAGTTAGGCTGTTATATAGCATTTCAGCACTTCTCCCAACTTGGGAATGCTGGCTTTCCGTACATTGGACCAATCTTAATGCTGCGGCTCTTTCTCCATGAAAGATTTCTCATGGCAAAGATGGCAAGCGGAGCAATGTATGGTGCTGCCATTCCAATATCCAGAACAGTTCCACCATCAGTCTGAGCAATTGACGTTACAGCCACCTGCTCAAAGACAGTTTCATAGTTCTGTGACATGTAGGCTGCCTGAAAAGCCGTAGCCTTTGCAAGCAAAGCCCTGTCATTTGGTGTAGTTACCTCTGCTTCAACCCTTCCACAGAATGTTTCGATGATTACCTGAGCGGCATAAACCTGCTCAGTAGTCACGTCATATCCAGTGATGGTCTTAACATTCTCTACAGTTGTAAACATATCTTAGTTCACCTCACCTAGCTCACGAACCTTAATGGCCCATGATGTTGTGTAATCCTTTGAATTCTCGTCAGAGAGAACTAGCTGCAACAGATAATCTCCAGGAGTCTGGAATAGACTGCGGCCGGTGGGCCAGACAAAAACGAACTGTCCTGTTCTGGCCCCTCCAACCTGCAAATCCGAACCTGTTAGGTCAACCTCAACGTTGTTGTCGTCAAGAAGACGAACGGTGAAATTGGTGTATGCAGTTAGGTCTAGCTCTCGTCCGAAAGAATCCCTTACATTAATTGCGAGCGGTCTCTTAGGAATTTGACCGACCCAATACTGAGACATATCCATCTCTTATGCATCCTCCTTAACAAATACGATTGCATCGTTATAGTGTAGGTAAAGAACAATCTGTTCTCCACCCGCGTGAACCATGTCGAATGTAAATGGCATAGTTCCAATTGCAGTCATAGGTTCAACGTTGATTGTTCGACCAACCCCCGGCATATATCCGAGTGCGGTCATTGGGAATGCTCTGATATCTACGTCTGCATCCTGAACTTCTGTGTTAGGAACCATTGAGGCTCCAGCAAGAAGAGGTTCAGCATGAACAACCGCAGACTTCTCGGCATTCACAACAGGCATTGGCATCGCTGCGTTTGCCTGAATTACATCTGGACGAACAATTCTGTCTCCAGGTCCAGTTTCATCACGAATGGCCATCCAGTTAAATGCACGGCTTAGCATTGAAATCTGGTCAAGGAAAACAACCTGGTACTTCTCAGACTCATTGACTGAGACGATTACTCCACCACCTGTGTTTGGTGGCTCAACCTCTGTGTTCTCATCTACAGGAATCTGACCAGCACCACCGGTTGGTCCCGGAACTGTGCCTGTCTGAGCCGTAGCGGAAACACGGAAGCTTGAATAATCCCAAGCACGCTTTGTTGCGTCTTCCCTATCCGCAGGGTTTGTAATTTGGTCGTTCGGTGGAACGATTTGCTTCCTCAAGGCACCGAAGTTTCCGTCAGCACCTTCCATGAAGTTCACGTAAATCTTACCATTAGCTTGTCGTCCCTTGAGATTATCTCCAGGCTTAACAATAATTGAGGTAGCGTAGTCGGCAAATGGATTTGCAACCTCGCTGGTATTTACGTAGTGTGTATCGTTCTCCCTTGTTACAACTGTACCAGCCTTAACATTCTCAGGCGGAACAGCCACAACAGAACGACGCTGGTTGTGTACTCCAAGCCAAGATGAAGAACCGCCGATTGCCCAGAAGTCCTGTGGATAGTACATTTCGTCTCCAATCTGGAGACCTCCTGATACATCCTTGTACTTCCATCCTTCGAACGGAATCTTGTATGGGTCACGAGGGCGACCATAGAAGTAATCCTCTACGATGTAGCCACCAAGTGTGGTAAGGTCATCTACAAGAGAGACGATACGGTACTTGTTTGCTGCATGTGTATCGTAGTAGAACTTAGGGTCAGCAAGTTCTCCTGAACCTGTGTTCCAAGGATTAATCTGTGGACCTCTTGCGTCGTACAGACCAGATGCGTTACCCTGTGCATCGGAGGCAAATGTCTCACGAAGCATTGAGTGAACTGTCCAGCGGTCAATAACACCAAGCTGAGCGGCAAGCTGAGGCTGTGGAGCCCAGATTGAGAATCCATACTCATCCTGTGCTGCTCTCATGGCATCAACCATGTTTTCCCAGTTCTTCTCTGATGCTGCTACTCCGCCCGGCTGGTTAGCTGAGGTTGGTGGCAGATTCAAGAAGAATACCATGTCGTATCCAGATACATCAATGTCCTCCATGAGGTCAATGTACCTTTGCTCACCAGTTACGTAGTCGTAGTATGCTCCACCAAGGTAGTCATTGTCTACACTAGCCGTCTCATTCCTCTGAATGCTTCGTGGGAATACCTTGAAGCCTCCAAGGTCGAATGTAGCAGATAGTCTGTAGTGACTCAAAAGTGGTCCAACTGCGGCAAATGTATCTGATGTTCTAATACCAGTCCAGTTATATGTGTCCCAGTAATTAGGAAGGTTAAGGTTTTCATCGGTGTCTGTGCTCCAGAATAGAGCAAGAGCACGCTTCTGATTACCCTTACCAATTGCATCAGGCATTGTAGCCGAAGCTGTCATTACCTCTGGGTAGATTGGATTGTATCCAAATGCGTAGTAGTAGTTACGAATCGCATTTGTCTCATCAAGAACAGCACCCGGACGGAAGACGAATTCCATAATGTCTCCCTCAAATGGGATTGTTTCTGTTCTTTCACCAATCGTTACAGGAAGACCCTCAGCACGAGAACCAACACCAGCAAGACCATCAGGAATTGCAACGAATACCTGATTCTCAAGAAGATATCTCTTGAGTTCAACCTTTCCGTCAACATAAACAGCAAGCTGTCCTGCGTAATCCAGAGCTGCATTACCGAATCTGTAGAAGGTTACAACTACGTGGTGCCACTGACCATCATTAAGAGTCGTCAGACCAGTGTACTGACCCTTGTTTGATGGGAAAATGTCAATCTTACCGTTTGTAAGACCAATCATTGTTCCACGAAGAGCCCCGCCGAAGTTGTTAAAGTTGAAGTCAATACCCTGAACAATTGTCTGGGTAGCCTTTGTGGTCCTGAATACGAATTCATATGTACCTTCGGCAGTCAATGCATCATTGTCTGGGAAGACAATTCCGTCATTTACACCATCAAAGCGAACAATCTTTCGTGCTTCAAGTCCTGATAGACCAAGTGTAGGTCCGCCAACGTAGGTTCCATCTCCACCACCGCGCTCATTGTGAGCAACTGTGCCGGAAACTTCATCCATTCTGTACCAAAGTGCTGAAGTTTCAGTTACCTGAGAATTCAATCTTAGGTAGTAAGGGTCTGCATCGTTACCCTGAGCCTCTGTAAACGGAATAATTGTCGCAGAAGCCGCCATAACCCCAGCGTTAACCTTTGCATTTAGCTCACCAGAGACCGAAACATCAGGCATAAAAGCTGAAGCTGTCGCAACTTCTGCCAAAACATCCGCCTTAACAGTGAATGCTCCACCAGGCATTGACGCATTGGCAACCATTGGGTCAACATTTACGTTTCTGTCTGGAATTACAAGTGCGGGCATTGCCATTGATGCATTAGCCGACATTGCAGTTGCCGAATATCCAGCATTTACACTAGCAACTGGCATTACCATACTTGCTGTAGCTGTCATAGCAACAGAACCAACGGAAACTCCAGTGCCAGCAGTTACGCCAGGCATTGCCAAAGAGCTAGAGGCAGTCATCGGGCCAACTGAATAATTGGCAGGAATACCATCAGTCTTGTAGCTGTACTGAATGTAACTGGTTCTAGAAGTAGCAACAGTGTTATTGTAAGTAGCAGCGGCACCAGTTCCAGTCAACTTTACACCATAGTTTGTAAGCGTTCCGTTTACCCACTTTGTCGCAATAGGAGTGATATCTACTGAATAGAATCCGCCACCAAGATTTGTAATCTGGCCAGATGTAAATGTAATCTGGCTAGCCGTATCGACAGTCGGGTTGGGAGTTCCCGAAGGAGTCCAAGACTGCGTAATTGGGGCAACAATCCATGAAGTTGCATTCATGCCTTCTAGATTCAGCACCAGGCTTGCGCTTACAAGGACAGGATTTCCACCGAAATTGATAGTGTCCATCTTCACAAGTGTATAGAATCCAGAAGTTGCAAAGTAGAACCTGTCAACATTGTCTGGACCACTGCTTCTCCATAGAATATCTACATCTGGATTTGCCGAAATAGGGGTTCTTCCGTCTGTAGCAGAAACTGAAGGCATTGGTAGTGAACTAGATGCCGTCATTGCTGGCACTGAATAATTAGGCTGACGCTGTGCAGAAACACTAGGCATGACAATATCAACCGATGCAGTCATGGCACTAGCTGTATATCCTCCATTTGTTCCTTGCTGGAATGCTGAAAAGTGCGTGTTTACCTGAGTGCTTGTAAGTGCACCATCGTAAAGAGCAACCTCATCAACAGTTCCGTTGAATCCTCCGGAACCAGAAGCACCAATGTAGAATGTTCCGGTAATTCCGTAGGTTCCACCAAGAGCTGAAGTGTTCTGTGTAGAAACACCATCAACATAGATGGTCAAGGTGGCACTTGCAGCCGTAGCAACAATGTGGTGCCAATTTCCATCGTTAATCAAAGCGGTGCTTCCAGATGCCGTAACAGTAGAAGTACCATTGTTGTTCATGATACTGAATGTAGCTCTATTGCTTGAATTCGTACCAAGAGTAAATCCACGAGAGCCAGGGTTGTAACTGACAATCGTCTTTGCGCCACTGACAGTGGTCTTTACCCAAGCCTCAACCGAGAACTGATTATCTGACATGAAGTTTGGTGTAGACGCGGCAGAAACATATCCGTTTGCTCCACCATCGAGGGAGATAGCGTTAGAGCCATCAACTCCAGAAATTCCCTTTGTTACACCAGAACCAATTGCAGAAGACGTTCCACCAACAGAACCAGAGTTAGCAAATGTAGTACCACTGGTTTCGTTAAGCTGGAAATAAATCAGAGGGCTGTCGGCAAGGATGGTTGTGTTGTATGCCATAAGAAAAAGCCGCGCAATTCAAATGCATCTATGCATCAGAAAGCGACGGCTTCACCTCCGTTCAAATTGTAGATAGCATTTCCAGGGATAGCGCTCAATGAGCTTCGACCCTGACGAAGGGCACGCAAGATTGAGGTAGCCACAACCTGAGCTGTGAAGACTACCTCTGCAAAGAAACCGTTGGCAATTCGTACCTTTGGCTCAATCATCTCAAGGATGACCGTTGCCTGAATTGCAGCTACCTCAATCGTTGCGTTCATAATTAATCGTTTCCGTATAGTTTAGTTAAGGTCACGCAGCGGTAACACGGATAATACCGGTTGCGTCCCACGTAAGTGTGAAGTTACCAGAGGTGCTTGACTGGTCGGAACCAAAGTCAACGTAACCAAGAAGAACCTTGGTGGCGTCTGAAGCACCAGCGTCATCGTAGATAACAGCGTAACGAGCGGTAATCGTAGAAGCTGACCAAACAGTGTCGGCAGCATCCAGAATTACGGTGTTCGTAGCTGAATCATACGTAACAGTCTTTGAGGCAAGAGCCTGACCACCCGCAGTGTAACCAGTTCCAGATACCTCATTGGTAACATCACTCTTGTAAACGTGAGTATCCTGGTTTGGCGTGTAAGAAGAGGTCGTAAGCATAACCTTGATGGTGTCGCTGTCGAAGTCTACTTCCTTGTTGAACGCCTTAGCCATAAGCTGTCCATATAGCTTAGCAGGCATATTTAATACTTCCTTTCATTTACATTAGTAATTGTTATTTGTGGAACATTGGCGGGAGGCTTTTACCCCTCCCCGCCGAAATTAGGTCACGGAGCAGCGGTCTTCTCGATAACCTGGAAAGCCTCTGGCGTAGCAGCCACAAAGCCTCTACGAGCACGGAGCTTAAGCTCAACCTCGTCGGTTGCCCAACGTGGCTGGTCAGAAACCTGTGACTCTGGACCATCAAGAACACCAACGATTAGGTGCTCACGGTAACCAGCAACAAGAAGTGGGTTACCAGTTGGACGGTCGGTAGCAGTAGCAGAAGTACGTGCACCCTTTGAGAATACAAGACGGTGACCAAAGATTGTAGGAACAGCAGCTCCCATAACCTCAGATGTAGCAATTACACGGTCTCCAGCAGAATCCTTGAGGTTACGTAGGTCCATAGCGAATGATGGGTGTGCAATAACTACAAGCTCTCCTGAATACTCACCTGCCTCAAGCTCACCAAAGGTGGCAACAAGGTCTTCATAGGTTAGCGCACCAGCAGTAGCGGTGACACGAGAATTCTGCGAAGCAAGACGGTAGACTGAAGTATAAGGAACAGTCGTACCAGACTGAGCAGCAGTAACACCAAGAGCAGCGTTGTCAAACTTGCGAGAGAATGCTGAAATCCATGCAGCCTTCTTCTGATTGAAAACGTCTACAACAGCGTCACGCTGGTCCTCCACAGAGATTGCAAAACGGTTTGCGAACTTAACTGCACGAAGTGTAACCTCATCAAGGTCAGCAGTCTGTACAGGAATAGTCGCAGCCTCAGCAACAACGTCGGCACCCTCTGACTCAAAGCGAGGAATCGTCATTGTTGGAGCGGTCATAGTAACTCTACGACCAACAGCCTCAACGGCTGATGTGTCAGTAGCCTTGGTTAGAACCTGGTCTGAGCTAGGCTCAGGAATCCAACCATTGGCCTCGGTTAGGTCCGTAGTATCAACGGCCATTTTATATCTTACCTTTCTGTCCTCATGGGACGGTTGTTTGAATTAAGTAAATTGGAATTGTGTTTAGGCATTCGCCTGAATCGTCCGAGACAGGGAGTGCGTAACACAATTCAATCGTCCGAAAGGCATTGTGTTACTTTCACTCCCTATCTTAGCACATTTCTTTAAAAATAGGAAATCAACGGCGGGTATTTCCGAAAAGGAAATCTACCTGACGCTGAGTTCCGTCCTTCTTCTCTTCAGTCTTCTTGCTTTCAAAGACATTGACTGGAGAAACCTGTCGCTTTGGATTGAATAGCTCTGGGAGCTTCTTCTTCAAAGCAGAAATCGCATCATCGAGTCCAACGAGCTTGTCGTCATCATCAATATCTACTCCATCAAGAGATAGGAATTCCATAATTCGTGAAGGGTCCTTGATTCCCTGTTCCTTCAAAGCTGAGCGGACCTCAGTCTTGATGGCACGAGACTTCCAGCGGGCAATTCCTTCATCGCCCTCAAGTTCAGCAATCTTGGCTTCAAGAGCCTCCTTTGCCTCACGGTGCTGCTTTGCTTCTGCGGTTACTCTACGGTAGTTGCGCAAAAGTCCCTGTGGGTCCTTTACTTCTTCTACCTCATTGGTACCCGCCGCATTTTCTGTGGTCTCAGTATTTTCCTGAGACTCTACATTCTGTTCGTTTTCCATCTTGTGTCCTCCTATCAGCCCTTCAAGGAACCGTTGTCTGTGGTTCCGTCTTCATTACGTAGTGAATAAACACCCTTGACAACAATTCCGGCATCCTGTGCCTTCTTCACTGCCTCAAGAAGCTCCTCAAGGGGAGACTTCTTAGGTGCCTGTGGCTTGCGTGATGCAGCCTTCTTGGCTACCTCAGCCATTAGTACCATTCCCTTCTGGATTTGAATTATCCTCTACAGCATTTGTTTCATTGCTTGTAGTGGACTGTCTTGCCTGTGGCGCTCTCTGGTAATAGAGACCCGCCGCATATTCTGCCTGGCGCTCTGCCATGATTCGGTCTACTTCCTTCTCAGGATATCCACCCTCAATAAGAGCCTGGCGGTATGAAAGCCCGGCGTTAATCTTCTTCAAGGTAACGTCCCATCGCTCAACCTCATCAAGAGACTCCATGACCTTCCAGTAAACCTTTGGCTGACCGGAAACACCCTCAATCTTGAGGACAAAGCGGAACATCTCTTCCCACGTTGCACCAAATGATGTCTGACGGTCTCCAACCTTCTTAAGAAGCGGAGCCTCAGAAGCACGAAGAGCATTTCCTGTCTGAAGATTCGTTGCCTCAAAGTAGTGAAGTGGAGTTCCAGTCAAAGCAGACATTGCATTGATGGAATCGTGAATTGGCTTCCAGAATGTATCTGGGTCAGCCGCCTCGAATTCACCAACCTGAGAAACACCCTTCATGTACCACAGCTCACCAGGACCAGACTTCATAGACTCAATGTTCTGTCGGTCTGAAGAATCTTCGTCCCATTCAGAAAGCTGAGAATCATCCATCTGAGCCAAAGCGTAGCGCTGTGGAGCACCCTGGTAGTCAACTGTGTACATAGACGTAACGAATAGCTTGTTAATAGCATTCTGTGGGTCATATGCATCATAGTGTTCTGGACGACCAAATGGGCGATGAGTCCTGAAGTGGAATACAGGAATCTCTCCAAATGGATTGTCTACGGCATCAATCTGGTTCCACTGAAGCCCCTCAGTCAAGAAAGCAGAGTTTGCCTTGTAACGAGAAATACTCTCACGAGTAAACACATCCATGCGGATTGTCTTGTCATCAGGCATCCAAGTCTTTACAGCAAACAACTTCTTGCGCGGATTCTCTGGGTCATATACCATTGTGACATCTGTAGGAGAGTTGTATCCAATCTGGATATCTCCCGTCTCTGGGTCTGGCCATACAACTGCATAGCAGTCACCAAAGACTAGTGCACGACGGTGAATCTCCTGAGCCTCAAGCATAAGCTCATTGTCAGCCCATACCTTTGAGATAACCTTGTTTGCTCTGTCTGTCTGAGCAGAAATAGAAGCAATCTCAAGCCTATCATTTACAGCATTTACGATTGGTCGGCAGAAGTTCAAACGAGAACTGTCACCGGTAACCTTAAATGCTCTCTTCAACTTAGCTGAAGCAAATGTCTCCGGAATATTTCCATCGTAGTAGTCTAGAGCGACCTTGTAATATCTACGGCGGTCAAGAAGACCAGCGACAGCATCCTTTACATCAATTGCCATTTAGTTTATACCTCCTGGTATCGAATTTGTAGGGCAGATGGCTTACCGCCCGGTCTTTTGAAGTACAAAACCCCAGAAGTCATGGAGTCAAGTACGTCATCATGAGCAACATTCGGAAATGCAAGCATCTGCTCTTCCAAAGAAGGGAATCTAGCCTCATGAAATACTAGACCCTTCTGATAAACTCCGAAGGCACGTTCTGCACGAAGTTCCTTCTTTTCCCTCTGACGAATAGTCTTGTAGCGAGCCTTAAGGTCCTTAAAGACCTGAGACCACAAGTCACCACCCTGGTTTACCTCAACAAAGATGACATCTACGGCATACTTCTCAATCAGAATGGCAAGGTGCGAAGCCAACTGCTCTCCGTTCATCTTCACCTGCTCTGCCCATCGGATATACACCTTGCGGTCATTTCCAACAGACTGAACGGTAATGCCGGTAAAGTCAGAACGCTTCTTTGTAGTTACGGCCGGGTCTACTGATAGGATGGTGTGCTTGTATCCAGAATCACATACCTTGATAGTAATGTCGTCTTCCTTCCACAAACCTTCATCAGCAGAAACCGGGCGGTTCATCATGTTCTTGGCAAAGTCTCTGGTGTGTCTCATTTCATTGAGGTCATCCATAGACCACCTTTCAGGCCAAAGAGAAACTTCATTGTCATCCTTGTCCTTCATGATTACTGGCCAGTAGTGAACCTTGAAGTTCTCATCTACAACCCACCGCAAATCAGGGTCCAGAGATTCACGGAAATCTCCATCAACCTCTGGGTCATGCTTCTCCAGTTGGTCATTGACCTTACGCATCTGGTCAATCAGACTTCCTGGCATTGTCGTAGTTCCGACAATAGCGACGGGAGCCCAGGAATTAAGATAGAAGAGGTCAGAAACCAAGGTCTCACGGCGCTTCCTAATTTCGGTAGGCCCGTAATTTGACTCACCCTTCTCGATATCATCGAACAAGAGGAAGTCAGGACGCTTGGCACCTAGCTTCATTCCCAGAGCAGCAGAATCGGCTCCCTTCGCCATAAAGATAAAGTCGTTATTCATCTGAATGCCATTAGCATTGTACAGAAGTGCTCTATTGCCGTCTTCCTTTGGCTTGCAAAGGTCAGGAAAGTCCTGACGAAGCAATTCATTCTCTCTAAGCTCCTGCTTAAAGGTGTAGAGGTGCTTCTCTGCCATTTCGGCGGAATCTCCAAATGCGGCAATGAATCCCTTATGACCATGAGCAGCAAGCCACAAAGGAATGATGGTAAAAATCCAGGTGGACTTACCAGACTGACGAGGTGCAATGAAGGTGTCACGCATCTGCTTGGCCTTTAGCTTGCCAATTGGAGTTGTGAGCTTCTTAGCATAATCAATGAGGTCAAGGTGGAATTCACACAAAGATACATCAGCCAAGGTCTCACCCATGTCCTTGTCATAAAGGTGGTGCTCCAAATAAATGACAGCAAACATAAGAGGGTCATTCTTGGTGATGGTCTTGCGGAATTCGGCATTCGATAGCCATTCCGGCTTGAAATCCTTTCTCATAATGTCAATCAGTTTCATGGTCCTATTCTACCTTCTTTCTCTTGAAAAGTCTAACGAGTCTTTTGATATTGCAAATTTTTGTTAGACGTAACACTCACAATTTTAATTTTGTCAAGTTGGATTGCAGATTTGCACAAAATTATTTTCATTCGCACCTGCAACCACTTCATTAGGTAGCCTAACTAAATAGACTGTTACAGAACTGTTACGTAAGCCATTCGTTCGTCTAACTAAATATCCGAATACAAAAGAATACTCAGCCAGACTTCTCCTCAGATTCCTTAGCCATCTTAGCCTGAGATTCATTGAGGAATCTCTGAAGGTCTGAATCCATTGTATCTGTTACTACAGTTCCCTTAATGTCATTAGCCTTACCCTGAAGAACAAGCCATGTGTTAGCATACTTCTGCATTGCCTCTGACATCTTCTTATGAGAATCCGGGTCCATATCTGAACCATTCTTAGACAGATACTCATACACTGCTGCTACACCTTCTTGCAAGACATGAATCATATCGTCTTCCTTGTATAGCTTATCGAACTGCTTAGCTCTCTGCATTACTGGGTCTACATTAACTGAAACCCCGCGATTTTTCGCCCAATTCTGAGCTGTTACATATCCCTTTGGATATCCAAGTTCCTTCATTGCCTTTCCAATACCAATTTCCTGTGCAATGGCTAGGAATTCATCAATATCCTTATCGGAATACTCCTGTGGCCTTCCCATATGCAAATACCTCCTTATAAAATTTCGCTTGACGCGCGCTTGCTTCTGGGGTACTACGTTATTTAAGCTTATTTCCAAGTCTTATGACCACCCATTTTCAGACTATTTCATTGGTGGATTTATGTCAGAACAGCCAACTTGCGTCTAGCATATCCTTCATAATCTTCAGTTCATCTCTCAAGCTGTCAGCACTTGCATTAGCAATGACCAAAGCCTGAGCCTTCATCTCAACTAGTTCTTCCTGTTCCTTCTTCTTGCCAGACTCTTCGTTGGCAAGCTGTAGAAGCTGCTGAATCTCTGCAAAGGAATAACCTTCGAGACGAATCTTTTCCTCATTAGGATTGAAACTCAATATTCTTTCTCCTTCCTATGAGTCTATATACTAGTATACCTTGGTGTATCTACTAGCACACCCCGCCGTTTTTATACGGACTTGATGATTGGCACCATCTTCATCTTGTCTTGAGCAATATAACCCAAGGCATCAAGCTCAGCCTCACTATCACTATCAAATGGACCAGAGCCACTACCTACGTATCCTTGATAGCCATACTCTGTCCAATACCATCCCTCGTACCTCAAGCAGTCGTAAGGACTCATCTCTGCATCTGATAGTTCTTCTGCACTCTTGTATCTGATTTCAATGTGTGGTGTTTCCATCTTCTACCAATCCCGCCGAAAAATCCGGCATTCTGTCGAGATATACTGGATTCCATTCAGCCTCATCATCTTCGATGGGCTCCTGGTCATCCATTCCTCTCATCTGATTCTACAACCTTGTTACCAAGGTATGATGAGAGTACAGCAATCTCATTCGAATCTAGACATTCATTGTATTCTCTGGCTAGATTGTTGTATCTCACCTTGGCTGAACAAATATCAGCAAGAGCATACAGCATCTGAACCTCTGTTTCTGTAATCTCGCCCTGAGTATCTGCCTTAATCGCTAGATTAAGCTCATTGAGAGCATTTGTAATTCTATCCATAATCTATTGTCCTCCTAGGATTTCGTTTAGTTTCTTGGGTGGGTCAATGTTCACTGACAAGCCCGCCCGATTTAGTTCATTCATCGCTTGATTCAAGTCCAGTCTCAGATTTTGATAAGCTTCAACGACAAGATAGTATTTACCTCGCCACTCATCGGCTTCTTGTTCTGCCTTATCAAGCTCTTCGCGTGTTGCTTTCAAGTCCTCTCTTAGCTCTGTCCTCATAGCAGTTGCTGAATCTTCCTTGGCTTTACCCTTATTTAGGAAGTGTTCAATGAACTTAAGGCCAGACCCGCCCAAAAGTGCTCCAATTAGAGCCAGCCACGCTTGGCTGATTTCTGGCACCGGCCCTCCCCTGTAATTTTTGTACTAGTTTTTATAGTCTTTTCATAAATTCCTTGTAAAGAAACCCCGGCCCGAGAGGTGGCCGGGGCTCTCAATAGAAGAAAAAGAGTTAATTGAAAATCCTAGAAATAACCAGTGATAAAGGAGTTAGTGGTCTCCTTTACTTCTTATATCCTAACACATATTCTTCAAAAGTGCAAGTCAGCGAACATCAAGTTCAGAAGTAAGCTGAATAGCAATAGCATTCAAAGCAACGATAGCCTCAACAGGGTCCTGTCCAGAAGCAATCAAAGCACGAACCGTTGTCATCAAGCTCTTGTACAAGAACAAGTCCTGAATATTCTTTTCCTCTGCCATTTTAACCTCCTCAAAATAGTACCAGGGCTATATTTCAAGCCCTGGTAATTTGTGTTACTTAGCCAGTTCTGCTGGCTGGAGACCGAACTTAACTTCAAGCTTGCGGTCAGCCTGATTCATCAACGCTCTACGAACCTCGTAGATGTCAGTTGGCTTAAGGCCCTTAGCAAGCCAGATAGCAATTGTCTTTCTCATCCTTGTGTCCTCTTCCTGTTCCAGATTGTATTCAACTTGATTGTGCATTCGATGCACTTTGCTCTATAAGTCTTCTTGTTACTTGACCTATAGAAGTCTTTCCAGGGTTTGTAGGTCATGCATTCAGTACAAACCCGGCCTTTTTCATCTCTATGGGCTGTGACTCTTCGTCTAATCTCTGTGAAGGGCCTTCCCGTGGTCTTCTGTGTGTAATGAGTGTGGCAAAGACCAACGCTCTGTACCTTTCGGTCGCAAAGCGAGACGTAGCACTTGGCATCAGCCTTTACCAGACTCACCTTTGGAGGCTTTTGTCTCCTGATTCTGAGGTAGTGTTTGAAACAGTATCCTTTAGAAACATACTGTCTCTCACACCCGCCCCATTTACAAGTTCTCTCAGACATTTGTTTATCACTTCCTTGACTGGTATCTCAAGGTCTCAATCTCCTTGGCACATTCCTTGCACCTTGGTGACTTCCCGTTGATACCAGACTTTAGTTCGTAGAATTCACTCCAGGGCTTGTAGATTCCACACTTTGTGCAATCCCGGCCGGTTTCGTCAACTCTCGATGTTACATTGTAGTTCCGGAGAGGCTTCAATTCCTTGCCTCTGCTCAGTTGAGCATAGTGACCACGGCAGTAGCCTCTCGCAGTTCTCTTGTTGGTGCATCCTTCAAACACACACTCATTCATATTTACTTCCCTTTCCTATCGTCACCATTCTTCATCAAAAGATGGTGTTGCTACTGCCTTTGGCTGATAGACCTTGCAGACTGCCATGTCTGCTCTCAAGTGGTCCTCACGGCCATTCTGGAACTCAGGGTCAAGGTAGAGTCGGACAGCCTCGTCTACGTTATCTGCATCCCTGAGAATATTCATGATGTTCTCTGGAATCCCGGCATTTTCTGCTGGCTTCTGATTTGGAACTGTGTCCTCTGGGGTGTAGTCAGCAAAGGCGTCGAAAGCATCCCAGTCAATCTCATCGTCATCCGGCGCGGCGGGCGTGTCATTCTTCTCAACTACATCAAAGGCAGGCTCTCCATTCTTAGAAGCAAAGGAAGGTTCATCAATTACTACCAAAGGAGTAACATCATCTCTTTCCTTGCTATCAAAGATAGAAGAATCTTGGGCCGCCGCAGGCGGCGTGTCATTAGTAGATGAAAGAGTAGAAGAAGAAGTAGATGGTTCCACCTCAGATGCTCAGATGGAGTATTCGGAATCTC